AGCACGGCGTCAACGCGCACTGCGCCGTTGGGCAGTCGGGATACCTTGTCGGCCCTCGACTGAGCTATGACTATGCGCGTAAGCTGCACGCGCTAGACCCTAACACACTTTTTGTCAAGGTGCAAATCAGACCTAGTCTAGCACGGGCTCAGCTGTGCACATGCACTGCACACCCTCACCAGGGTGGCCACTGTCTTCTGCTCGGGAGCCGCCACCTTCGGGAGGATCATCCCAAGAAAAAACAAGGCCGTCCAGAGCCGCATGATGGCTGCGCACTGTGCCGAGTCCGGACGAGCGCCAGATATATTTAGCTATGCCGAGCCGTTGCTGACGAGCTCTATCAATATCGGCATACAGCTTGAGCGTCTGATCTGTGGCAATCAACGTAGCGCGCGACTTCAGGATTTCCCCGTCTCGCGCTATGCGCGCCGCTAGGTCCTGCACGCGTAGCCCCCGCGGAGCGGCTTGCAGTATCGACGTTACGCGGTCGGCTGCGTCTTGCCCTAAGTCTTTGACGAATGCGCGCTGCTCTCGTTGCCACCTAGCGGCGACCTCGATTGCCGGCAACTGGCTAGGTGCTATCGCAAGCATGCGGGACAGGTCCTCCGCGTTGACTGCCTCGATGCGGTTGGCCACTCCGCGCGCTAATTTATCGACGCCGCTTGCAGTCATTGCTGCGGCAAACTTTGCCTCAATCCGGCCTGCAAGCGCCGCCATTTGCGGAGTGCGCCTATCGTCTGTGCGGAGGTTTGCGAGGGACTCAAAGTCCTCTGTGGCAAGCGCTACGATGTACGCGTGCGCGACCGCCGTTGCGTACCTCGTGACGTACTCTTTCCCCGGCGTCGTCTCAGGGCTGCGCTTTTTGCGTCTGGCTTTTTGCAGCTGCGCGCGCCGCTCAATCTGCGCCCTAGACACTGTCCAAATCCTTAGGCGGTGCGGCCGCTGCTGGGGCGGGGGCGGGGGCTACATCAACAAACATAGCGGCAACGGTTGCGGGATTGATCGATGGGAAGGACAGCGAGATGATGGCTTTGGCAGCGCTTACCGGTATCAACCCCTCGGTCGCCTGCGCGACCACCGCAACCATGCTAGCGATCTGCGAGCCGTTGAAGGCAGTGTCCTGCACCGTGGCATCGTCTGCTGCTGAGGTGCCCTGCAGCGTGTCCATATCGCCAGCCGCTGCGGTCGGTACGTCCTCTCCAATCCGCAGCGCTGCAAGCTCGGCGTCGTCTAGCGAGATGTCCTTGAGCAATCCATCAGGCTGCGCGCGAGCCAGTGCAATGTCCGAAGCCGAAAAAATACCCATGTTGTAGTAGATACTATCCGCCTGCGCGACCGACTGGTAGAGCGACGTTTTCTCCGCTGGGCTTAGTTGCCAGAGGCTCGCAAAGTTTAGTGTCGCCGCCTCGAAGGCTGGGTCAAGCGCGCTAAGAGTGGCTAGCATTATCGGCGCAACGTGGTGCATCTGGTACTCCGCGCATTGGTCATACCACGTCCGCAGGTCTAGGTCGCCTGTCGCGTTTAGCCCAGCAGGCTCGCGGCCGAACAAACGCGACACTGGCATCTTTGCGGCCTGCGCCATCTCCAGCATTTTGATTGCCCACAGGCTGGCAACATCCGTCAGCGGTGTGCCTTTGCGATCGAATTCCTCGCCGTCTGCGTCCAAAATAACGGCGTTGACTACAGAGCGGAGGCGCTCCATCAACGAAAATCTGCGGTGCAGTAGTGACTCGGTCTCGCTGTCTTCCAGCTGTTCAGCCAGATTTTTGATCTTGTAGATCGTTTGAACGATCGACCCAAAAAGGCTGTCAAGGCTTGAGCTTGCAACGTTGTACGCGCGAAGGCGGGCGAAGGCGGGGACCATCACAGACAACCCCCAACCGCTCGGCGCTATGCCGCCCGGCGCGCCGAAGCCCTGCACGGTATTGACGCCGTTTGCCAAAGACGCTTCTGCTGGCTCGCCCTCGATTCGCAAGATATGCGACGCATGCACCTCGCCGATGAAGTGCAAATCGTTAACGCCTGCGGAGCGACTGTGTATGTCCGCAAGCGAAGCGCTGACGCTGTACGTTGCCGGCATGGAGTATAGGCCGTCCACGTTGTTTGGCTCTATGTAGTACTCAGAGGGCACGCAGTCGAAAGCGCTAACAAGCACTAACCTAGCTACTTCGGCCCCTTCCGCCCGCGGCTTTGCGAGCTCGTCAGCTAGTCTAGCTTTGGACACTTTTGGCACTAACAGTATCGCAGCGCCGCCATCTCTGCGCGCTGCAATCAGTCCAGCCTTAACCACTGCACGGACTTTATACTGGCTGTCTAGCTCGCTGTACCGCTCAGATAGAGCGCGGTCGCCGGGGCTGAAAATGAAATTCGCTCTCAACGCCTCGTCGACAATCTCTTCCAGTATGCGCCGAGCGATCGGATCGCCGTAGTGCATCTCGCCCAGCGTCGAACGGCCGAGCGCGTACACTCCAGGCCTGTACGTAGAGGTGCTGTCGTCTGCGGTTCCAACGCCTGTGGTTAGGGATGACCATGCGCTGTCAACGCGCGTCTCAAGCCCCTGCGCAAAGCGCACCATGTGCCGAAAGCTTTTCATATTCCACCCTATATCAGACGCCTCGGCCCTTGGTCAAACTGTGTAGCAAGTCAACCCCAGTCATGCCTCTATCCGCGGAGTGTAGCATGTACTGAGTCATTGCGTCGACATGGTCGTCGTGCCTGCCGCCGGGAAACTTTAGCCACTGCGTCAGCGCGACCGATGCCGGCACCTCGTGCACACTTAGCCGCTGCGATAATATACTATCTTGGAGCTCTTGGCTAGGGAGGTGTACCACTATCTCGCCGAAGCAAGCCGCGGCCGCCTCTGCACGCTCGGCCTTGTTGGCGCGGCCGGGGTCCCACGCCGTTATTTTGCAAGGCCATTTTTGCGACTTGAGCACCAGCACCGCAGCCGGCCCGTTGGCTTTGTCCTCGACCAGAATGCCAGCCGGGAACCAGCGGTGTTTGCCGGTGCGGCGCAGCGCGCGAGCCCACTCGATGCAGGCGCGCATGACGTCATGCATTACGGGCACGGTCCCCAAAAGGTCAGCGCGAAACTCAAACCCGCGCAACCAATAGCGCGACATTCCCGAGCGTAGCCACATTTGACCGACGTTGGGGTCGTGGTTTTGGCCGCCCTTCAGACCCAGGTCCCAAGTGAATTCAAAAAGCCCGTGCCCTGGGAACTCGCTGTATTCGCGGAACATTTCGCTGGTGAAGTATGTTCCGCCCGCAGGTGTTGGATTTTGGTTTAGCTGCGTTTGTATCGCGCGCGTGCTCCCGCCGAATCCCGCCTTGAGACTGGCGAGCGCAACGGCGCCGAAGCGCACAGGCGCCAACAGCTCGCCGGCTTGCGTGCGCCAGTCTCCGCCTACGGACGTCGTGCAATGCCGCTCGGGATCATACTCCATCGGTAGCATTAGATGCTCGTAATGCTCTGAGGTTTCGGGGTTTTCCTCCGCCTCGGCGAGCAGTCTTCCGCACAGATCATTGTCGCCAAGCCGCTGCATGATCATGATCTTCTTGGCTTTCGCGTGATCGGAAAATCTTGTCGGTAGCGTGTTGCGGTAAAAATCCCAAGGCAATTGACTTTCCAGACTCTCGCCGTCTGCCGTCGCGCGCGCTAGCGCCAGCGGCTTTTGCGGATCGTCGATGATCGCGACATCACAGTGCTTGCCCGTCACGCCTGCTCGGATTGTGGTCGATATTCTGTAGCCGAATTTGTGATTTGTAAAGTAGCCGTTGCTTTTGGAGTCTACCTTTAGCTCCATTTCCCAGCGCGCTTGGTACCAATCACTTAGCATCAGCTCCTTGCATTTGCGTGCGTCTCGGAGTACTAGCGACTCGTCATAGCTGATATACAAAAAACGCGTCCGCGGCTTGCGAGCGGGCCCCCATACCCAGGCGTTATAAAGGACACAGCACAGCATCGACTTGCTCAGCCCAGGAGGCACGTTGATCATCAGTCTGTCAATCAAACCCGCGGACACCGCCTGCAAATGCTTGCAAATCTCATCCATCGGCCGCTCCCACACGAGGTCGGCGGGGTCAATATGCTTCCAAGCGATTCTGACAAAATCAGAGAACGCCTCCGGATTGTAGCGCGGATCACAGAGCCTGCGATCTATTGCTAGCATGTCCGAAGAGTCTATCAAGGGCCAAGCACCAGGACTTTGTCAGCCTCGCCGGTGCCGGCGTCATGCCTGCGCGCCGCTTCGAGCGCGCACTTGAGAATCACCTCCGGGTCGTGGCTAACCGCTGAGCACATTGAGCCGAGCGCAAAGGCTGCACCGCTACCAATTGCGTGGTATTTTTCGCCGATCTCCAGCACAGAGAGGTCTGTCCCCAACACATAGACGCGGCCCTGTAAAGCGAAAACCACATCGCCCACTAGCGGCGAAGAGTTACCTAGCGCCTTGTGAAACTTGAGCATTGCCCGTATTGTCTGCGGCACCTTGACGTGCGCCCAATAGCCTATAGTGTCGTCCTCCGCCAACGGCGGGACTTCCCATGCGTGACGCAATAGCTGGAGCTGCCGCACGCTTCCGCTCACACCCATCAAGATCTCAGGCGTGCCGCAGACAGGGTCGCCGGCGCGGCGCCAAACCTTAGCGCCAGGTGCAAGCGCGTACATATCACCGTTGTCCTCGGATACCGCTGTGTCCGATTGCATGTGTACAGTTGCACCGTCTGTGTATGCCGCTACGGTAGTCATTCGGTTCCGCCTCCTTTTAGCTGTACGGTTAGTGAGGACGTGGTGCTAGTCTCCACAGCTGCAAGTATGTTGCGCCACGCTTCGGGCTCAGGCTTAAAGGCTTTCTCGGCTTGCGCAACCGACACAGAGCTAGCGGCGACAAGCATATCCGCATGCCTCATGTCTTCCACCAGTGCAAGGCCGGCCCCAAGGTCGAG